TAGTAACTGCCATTACATATGGTAATTAAGAGCTGGTTGGGTGGATTAACGGAGGTGTTTTGTTTCTTCCAAGAACTGCTCAAGCTCACCGTAGCTACCTGATTCGCTAAGAGCACCAATGATTTGTCTGTTTTCAAACTTATCTCTAAAATCAGGATAGTCTTCTAAGAACTGGTCAATAGCGTTGTCTTTAGCAGTTTCAAAAATCCGTTTGATGTCCCTATACCAGTTTTGCTTGCTTAGCTTAACATTGTTAGCGGACGTTAGATTCTTGCCATTCTTAAAAGCTTCAAACTCTTCTTGCCACTCAGGAGCAGCAAACAGTCTTTCTAGTTCTTCGCGCAGCTCACCTTTGGACAGGTACTCCTGCATCTTAGACATATAGAAAGAGTTAAGAGGCTCTTCTTTGTAAGTAGACAGAGTTTGAGGAAGATTGAACCTTGTTTCTAGCAAGGTTTGCTTTACACTATCATCATCTGTGTAATGAATAGTAAAGGGGTTGAAAGCGTTCAATACCCGAAGCATGAGATTATCGGGAGCTGCCAGCAACGGCTTACCACTACGGTCTTTGTTTAGAATATCGTAGCGAGTATTGAGTGCTGACTTAAATCCAACATCCCTACGAATTAGCATCTCATGGAAGTCTTGAGCTTCTTTCTGGGTAGCGTCAAGGATGTCACCCAAAGCTCCACTAAGTCCAGCAAAATAAAAGTGGGAACGAAGGTAGCGGCTGCCAGAACGAGCAAGTAGATCACCAGAAGTTTCAGGGTCTATAAGACGTGCAAGGTCTTCGACGCCTGACAACATAGACTTGTCAACAATCACAGAGCTGAACATAAACACAATCTTCTGCATCCAACGCTCAGTAACATCTTCACCCAAAACCGCATGGTTTTCTACAACATCAGCTGTAAGAGCAAACAAAGTGTTAAAAGGTTCAATGTTTGCGTAAGAGATATAGGTGTTAGTGCCAGGGATTTTGAAGGACAGAGGTTTGATGCCCCTTGCTCTCCAGTTATCTCGTGTCGCTTTGTCAAGCGGCATGTTACCTGTCATGTTACCTGACAGAGCAGCGAACGCTGCCATAGCACTTACTAGACCACCTGTAGCCATTCGACCATTCAACAAGGCTTTAGCTGCTTCGTGCTCGTCTGCGTTACGGATACCGTACTTAGCAAGCTCTTTCATGCTAATGCCTTCTTTGAAGATGTCCTTATGTTTCTGCATGGCAAGCTGCAAAGGAGTATGCTCAAAGGCAATCTCCAGGGCGTTAAAACCTGTGCGGACAAATGGGAAAAATGCTCTAAGGAAAGGGTTGTCAGAAACTTTTTCAAAACCGCTTAAGAATCCTTCAAGCTTACGAGTCATAGCAGCTTCATCACCTGCCATCCGAGCTGCTTCATCAGTTACAATGTAGCGTCCTTCTCGGTTCTTAGCAAAGACTTGGCTACGAAACTCTTCTTCAATTTCTCTAGAGAGTTTAGTGACATCTTTAAGATCAGCACCTTCTTCAATTACCTTACGAGCAGCCATAGCTCGCATCTGCATGCGACCAATAAGAGTCCGTGCCATAGCATCACCAGCACCCATCAGGTTCTGGCTGTACTTGACACCAGGAGAAGTGTTGAAGTTAACAGACTTATCAAGCATGTTGTAGGCAAATTTTTCTTGTTGAGTACCATACTTCTCCATGTACTTCTTCAACTGCCTCCACTCTTGGATGTCAGCGCCTACGTCATACTTCATGTCGTAGCTCTGTGCCTTGCGGTGGTAGCCTTGGTCCATGTTATGCTTGAACATTTGCCAGCTTTCACCAAGGGATTTACCAAAGGCATCCCACTCAGCAGCAGCAATAGCAGCAGTTTTAGCGTCACCTTTTAGGGTAGCACCCAGATAAGCTTGTATAGGACGCAAAGCAGCGATGAAGTTAGTACCAAAGATTGCTTTGATAGGAGTGATAGGAGCACTGAGAATTGAGTTGTAGAAGGTAGATTGAACCTGCTTCCTAAACTCACCTCGGATCTGAACTCCGTTTACAACACCACCAAAGACCTTAGCACGGATAAAATCGTGCAGCTGCTCAAGGGTACGGACGTTGTTAGTCATGCTCTGGATTTCCAGAAGCATCTTAACATCTTCCATCTTACCTTGCCTGGTCAGCTTCTTCAGTTCTTCGATGTATTGGTCAACCTCTTCGGTAACCATCTTCAGCTTTTCTTCGGTATTGATCTTTACTTGTTTAGGGATCAACCCAATCTGCTGATAGCGACCATCAAGGCCCCACATGTAGCCCATTTTCTTGTGCTCAACAAGAAGGACCTTCATAGAATCAAAGACCATCTCAGCCTGACGATGGATGTGCACACCATCAGATTGGTGAATAGCACCAGTAGCAATGTCTTGTGCACGCTTAGCAAGACTATGAATCACCAGCTGCATAGCTGCTTTGTGAGCAGGAGATGCTGTGACGATTTCTCTGTTATTGTCTACATAGACACGGCGGTCTGATGAGTTTTCTTTGAAATACTTTGCAAACGCTTCGGCTGTGTTCTGTCCTCCATCAATCATAGAGGTAAGTTCATTTGCTTGCCGCAGAATAAGAGTTTGAATTTCTTTCAAAGTAGGGCGATTCATAATGCCCTGGAAAAACTTAGTATTTTCAAACATAGAAGCAGCAAGATCTTCCGCCACTTCTTTGATGTACTTATACAGGTTCTGGTCGCCACGAGACATGTTCAGCAAAGCTGCCTCATTGACAGGCAACGTACCAGACTTACCGTTACCACCGTGACGAAGATCAGCAAGACTCTCAGCTAGGTTACGTTGAACACCATCAGGAGTAGCAGGCATAGTAGCCTTGTCCGTGGCATCAAACTTTTCACCGTTGACAAAAGGATCAGGCTGCCTGCCCTCAGCTTCTACAGCTTGTTCATCTGGTCTAATCCCTTTACCTTGCTTGTAACGAGACGTAGCCATCTCCTTAGCTGCCTCGTCATCAAAGAGGCTCAGCTGCTGGTAGGTCTCAACTGCTGTAGTGTTAGCAACATCTTCTGCTTCCTCAACAGTCTTACCAGCCTTAAGGGCTTTGAAGCCTGCGTAACGTCCCTTAATAAATGCATAGATACGATTGCCAACACCGTTCATGCCAGCGCCCACAGCCATAGTCTTGAAGCGAGCAGCCCAGGGGTTGTCCTCTTCGTTGACAGCAAAAGCGTTGCTGACAATACTGGATGCCCAGGGAATGTGCTCATTGACTGAGTTCATCAGGTTAGCTTCCTGTGAACTGTCAGAGATCAATTCAGCACCAGCACCATCTCCCAGAATTTTAGCTCCTTTACCAAAGAACTTCATACGGGCAATGGTTTTTTCGGTGGCACCAGCAGCACGGGCAGCGGCAAGTCCGCGGGCACCTAACTTTAGTCCACCACCAATAGCACCAGTAGCACCACCAGTAATAGCAGTCAGGATACCAAACTCAATCACATCACGAGAGAAACGACCGAGTCCAGTCTTGTTTTCAGGCACCCACTCATCGGGAACGTCAAACCAGCTAGCGTCGTTCTGGATGTACTCATTGCTAAAAGGGTTCTGAGTCTCATCAACAGGATTGCCTACAAGACTGTTAAGACCAGTCTTCAGGGTATCACCTGTCAGCTCAGCAAACCCACCAATACTTTCTACTGCCTGAGCAGCGCCACCTGCAATAGCAGCGCCTGCTTCAGACATAAAGGTAGGATCGTCTTCTTTTTTCTTTTCTTCCTCTTCTTCTTTACCTTCTTCCTGCTGCTTGTTTTCAGTTAGATAGTCAGAAGCAGTCGTCATAAACTGCATTGCTTGACGAGCATCTGCACTGCTCAAACCTGTAATGTCTTCAGAGTTTACAGGAAGGAGATTTTCTTCATTTTCCATCAATAACCTCCTTTGAAACGACGAAGAATATCAGTAGTGTATTCACGCATGCTAGGGTAATCCCCTACGGCACCGTAGTTTTCAGAATCATACACGTCTGGGTTACCACCATACCACCAGGCAGCGACACGACGAATAGTCAAATCTACGTCGCCTCCAGTAGCTTGCAGCTCTCGTTGAATGTAATCAGAAATGGCAGCGTTGGCAAGCTCGTCTTGATAACGAGGGTTGTTCAAGTAAGCGTTTTGAGATTCGGGTACGCCTAGCTTGTACTGTTTGCCCCAAGCTCTTACGTTAGACCACAGGATCTGGTATTTACCAAGAGCAGGGTCTTTGTCATTGCCAGTCAATGGATCATCATTACGAGCTTTGTAGTTGCCACTGGACTCTTTGAAGCCAATAGCTTTGAGCACGTTAGGCGGGCTGATACCACCAACCTGTTCTACAACACGGCTAACGTTTCTGGGGGTAGGATTAGCAATGACATAAGCACGCAGATCAGGACGTTCTTTGAGGATCTCGTCAATCGTCTTGACTTCTTCAGGGGGGTCCAGAGGAAGCTCTCCCTTTGCTTGTCGTTGAAAGTTTAGAATGTCGTAGGCTGAGTAACGACCACCTGTTAGCCCAGCCGCTGTGTAAAAAAAGGAGGCAGGCCGACCATCAGGAGCAAGCTCAAGATCAGCTTCATCTTGAACGAAAGAGGTTCGGATAACGGTTTCAATAGGATCGTTTTGTAAGTTGGTTTTAAGTTGTCTAAGGCTTTTAGACTGTCTTTCGGTTACAGACTCATCAACATCTTTAGGGTTAAAGTACGACATACCAACTTTAGCTCTGGATGTGTACTTACCTTCTGTTTTTTCAGGACCCTTGTATGAAGGTTGCTGCCTTTGAATATCAACTACTATATCGTCTGCTGCCATACTAATGGCTTCTGCTTCTGTTCGAGCTGTACCATCTCTTAGCAGAGCAGCAGCTCTATTCATTAGCTCTCTGTGAGCAAAAGTCTGAGCCTTTTCAAACTGAACAGAGTTTCTTTTGAGCTGAGTGTTATTCTTAAGTGCTTTGTACAGAGCAGCATCAATCAGGTCTTGACCGTCCTGAACTGCACCTGAACTGTCAGCGCCAAACAGTTTATCTACAATAACACCTCTTTGTTTAAGGTCTGCGTAGACTGTTTGATCAAAGTTCTTAGCTTGTTCTTCACTAATACTACCACCAGGATTGATAAGCTGGTACTGATCAGCTAGTTCTTGAGAAGTTTCCCGATCCAAAAACATTGGGGTGTAGTCACGGATAGCAGCCGCATGCCGTCTACCTTCTTCTGTAGTGCCATAGTTTAGCAAGTGAGCGTCAGCAAGGGCACGTTTGGTAGTTTCAGAAGGGGTCTTTTCTCGGAAAGAAGCCATGGCAGCTTGGTAAGCTTCCGTAGACTCTCTCCTAAAACCTTGCTGCCTTTGAGTAAACTGCTTTTGAGAAGCATCGTCAGCAATAGATTCCAGAGATGCAACACTAAACTCATCACCAAAAATGTTGGCTAAAGTGTCTTGACCACCTTTAGCAGACGGGTGAGCAATTTTAGTGTTAGCAATAATTGGAGCTAACTCTTTACCACGCCTAGGATTATCAGCTGCAATGTTTTGAAAGTTGCTAATCACAAGACCACGAGCACCTCTAAAACCTCCATCTTGGAGTTTTGAGGCGTTAGTGAGGAACGTCTGGATAGCGACCTCTGGAGCAATAGGGCTGTTCTTGCTTACAAGAGCAGTGTAAAGGGCATTCTCTTCGCCGTCAAGAGCGATAACGTCCTGCTCTTTGAGGTACTTGGTGACGTATTGAACACGCTGTACCTTAATGCTATCACGGAGCTGAGGCAGCATCTTAGTTGCCAGCACCTTAGCACTCAAACCAGCAGGGTTGTTGTTGAGAATGTACTGCTGCATGATGTACTGAGCAGCAGCTTCCCACTGAGCAGTGCCTTCGTGATCCTTAATCATAAAGGGATCACCACCAGCAGGGTCAGCAATAAGAGTCTCGTTAGACTTTAGCTCTGCCAGCAGATGAGCACCAAACCCTTGAGCAGATTGGTTCATGGCTGCCAAGTCCCAGCCCTGCTTGTAGTAGCGAGAGCCATGACGGATAGCAGAGGCAGTCTCTACGTTGGGGGCTTTGTCAGCCAACTGACCCATGGCGTTGTGGACTTCAGCTCCTTTGTTGTAAGCTGCGTCTACTTCTTTGGAATCTTCTTCAAGCTCTTCAGGAGGGCGGGACATATAGTCCACCATGCCTTTGGCTCGTTCTTCTTCAATGTACTTAGCAGCTTGCTCTTCAGCTAATTTAGTTAATGTGCTGCTAAATTTAGAAAGGGCTTTGAGTTCGTAGTTAGTGTTAGAAGACTGGATGTCACTAACACGTTGCATTTCAGTAATCCTTTGAGACGCTTGCGTCTCCATCCCTTGGATTCGTTGCTGGCCTTGTCGTTTAATCTGTTCCGCTTCTTGGCGCATACGCCTAGAGGGATCAGCAACTTGGCGAGCCTTAAATCCAATAGACTGGGCACTACCTTGATATGGCATTGGTTTTGATTATTAAGGGTTATCCAGTGAATAGCCAGTACCGTAGGCACTAGCTGCACTGCTAACAAGATTACCAGCAAGAGCAAGACCAGAAGGTCCTTTAGCTTTGATGGGCTTGATAGGCAGGAATGAGGCTTCAGGTGTAAGTGGGTCAGCGGGGAGATTGTTCCAGGCAGTGTTGTTAGCTGCAGCTTGATCCAGCATGATGCCTTCCTTAGCAAGACCACTAGCCATGCTAGCATCGTACAACGTTTGCTCAACCTGAGCTTGCTCAAATCCTAGCTGACGTTCAGCGTCCATAGCTGCAAGCAAGAAGGACTGACCAGCTCGGCCAGTAGCAAGTACACTGCCTTGCTGTTGAATAGCTTTAGCAATGTTTGACTGTGACTGGAAAGCAGCAGTGTTCTGCCTTTCTCTAAACTTTTGATTTTGTGCTGCTAAAGCTCGGTTAGCTTCAGCTTGGTTACTAGCAATCTGTGCATAGTAGGCGTTCTTAGCAGCAGTCGCTGCTTTAGATTCTGCCTGATATACACGTCCTTTTTCTCGATCTCGTGCAGCAGCAATCTGCAGATCTTGTTGGTATCGTTGCTGAGCAATAGCGTTAGAGCGAGCTACTGCTGCTTGCTGGGCTTGATGCTGCCCAATGGCAGTCACGGCACTGCCTGCAAACGATGCAGCACCTACAATAGCACCAACACTTATTGGTTCACACATAGTTTAACAAATTGAATTAGGGGGACACCGTTGTGAACGTAATAGTTAATAAATTTAAACTTAAGAAGCTTAAGCAGCTTGATATGACTCTCATTCCTCATGTCTGCGTGATTCCACAGGTATGGGTTATGGAGACTATCAAGCCACCTTCTAGCTTCTTTTACGAATGTATGCGGATATTCTTCACTGGCTTTAGTACATAACATCCAGATCTTATTGTCTGGTGTTACGCCTGCCACACCGGCAGCCTTGCCGTTGGGCACAGTGAAATAGACAGAGAAAGCAGAACGATAATAAGACTCCAGGACTGCTGCCGGAGCAGTCAGCCCTGTGGTCTCTTCTACTTCTCTGATGTCTTCCCAACGCAGATTCTCGCCAACTTCTAGAGCTAGCTGAGGGGTGCATGGTTGAATGTACTTACCGACGTACGTGTCGTTTTGTGTCATAGCGTCCGTCCCAGCTGGCTGAGACTAGAGTTGCGGTAAAGGGGTCAGGGATTTTAACAGTAAGGGTGTATTTCTCGTTCTTCCTGTAGATAGGAACTTTGACAGACTTGTAAGGAGCGGTGGGTGTCTCGTTAAACGAGGCTAAATCAACCTCCATACCAGACTCATACTGGATGTAATCATCAATCTGTGGAGACTCAAGGTGGAACTCCATAGGACCAGAGATGCCTAGTTCAAAGTTGATGCGGTTGATACGCAGCTCACCATCAATGTCGTACTTACCTCTATCAATAGCGTAGTAAAAGTGAGGAAGTTCAAGCTCTGTAATATACTTGTATCCAATAGCAACATTACCAGTAGTTAGGTCAATGTCGTTAAAAGTAGCAGTAGTACCGCTAACGCTGTCAGGAACTCTGACAACACCAGCATCGTCACCGCTGAGGAATACAGCCACCATATCGGTGCTGTCATCATAAGTGTAGGGTAGAGTTACTGTAGAAATTTCTGTTTCAGAATCATAAGTAGCTGACGCCATGGTCATGTTGTCCAAGGTGGCTTCAAACCTGCGTCCAATGGAGCCAGTTCCTACCTGATAGCTATTGTCAGTAATAGTGTCTGTCACCATCTCGTGACGGTTCAAGACGTAGTTGCCGTTTTGATTGGTAACAATAAACTGGTTACCAGCAGTGTATGTACTGTGAACAAACTCACCAGTCAAAGTCCAAGTGTACCACGCAGACTGCTGACGTTCAGTGCCTGTGTCGTAGTACTTGTAGAAGTAGATCTGTTCATCCCCTGCTTTGCCATAGGTCACCAATCCAGTCTGTGAGGAGTTAGACGAGTGATCAATGTCATTGGGGATCAGCTCAGGGATCACACGGGTCTGCTCCAAGACCTTGGGAGGAACAGTCTCATCCTGGATCACCATCTCAAACACACGGGTGTGTGCTGCACTACCAGTACTAAACATCACAGAGGTGCCCATATCGATAGGACGAACTGTAGGACTACACTCGTAGGAGGACAGCTTCTTCAGCTGTGCAGTGTTAGAACTGAACCGATCTGAATCAGTAAACAGCATGAACTGTGCTGACTCACTGAACAAGACCAGACCCTTTTGGATAGGCAGGACATGGTTCAGAAAGGCAGGCTTGATGTCAGAAGCTGCGATGTCGATGGGATCTGCATCGCTAGTAGTAATTGCAGAAACGATGAAAAAGTTAAAGTAATCAGCAGGCTGACTAAGGATGACGTTTTCACCAGCAATAAATCCTAAGCGGTTACGGTAGAAGAAGATGTCCTTGATACCCTTACCCACAAAGGTAGGGTCAGGGTTACTGGTCAAGTCACCAGCTTGTCTATCAATCCAGTAATTATCAGGATCAGAAGACTGATCTAGTGTGCGGAAACTGAACGTACCGTCACGGTTATTGACCAAAGCATGTGGCATGGTATCCGGATCAAGTCCAGCTGTGATGCCAGGAGCCACAGTCTCTTCCCATGAACCTGTACCTACAGTACCATTGTCAGCTACAAACTTAACGAAGTAATCATCAGCCTCAGAATCCTCAGTGTTTGACACCTTGGCGATGTACCCATCTTTACATTGTTGAGGTAGTTTGCTAACATTGGGTACTGATTCTTGAATAACTTCTAATGAGTTATTAACTGTACCACCCCTCACCTCAATCGTAAAGCTAGAAGTAGATGTAATAAATATACCATCACCAATGATCTCACAGGTGACATCGGTGTAATTAGATTCAATGCTACTCTTTAGTCCACCAAGAATCGTGTTGATACTCAGCGTACCTTTGTCAGGGTTTTTAGGTGTTTGATGGAATCCTACACCGGAATCAGCATATGTTTCATATGATTCAACGCTGTCGACTGTGACTATGTAGGTGATACCAGCAACATCCACACTATGCGTTTCGCCGTCAGTAACATCAAACCCTGGATCTTGCAGGACTACTTCTGCGTTGTATTGAGCGTTGTAGTCTGCTTCAGAATCAGAATTGTAGGAGTTAACGTAAGAAGTACCGTTAACTAAAACCGTAAACTTAATACCACTATCTGCGTCAAATACCTCTTGTTTGCCTGCACGCTTAGGTTTTCCATCACTATCGTTCCAAGAACTGGAAGTTGTACCATCCTTTACAACACTCAAAGCACCAGCTCGGTATTTGGTAGTAGCTGTGAGGTCAGAGCCATCGATGGCAACCACGTACTCTGCGTTATACGCCACTGTATTGATCGAAACAAAGGCGTAGTTGTCATTGAACGTATCGGTGGTTCCCGTCGTTCCTACGGTCTTCTGGGGGTTAGTGATAAGGGTATAGTCACCAATGGTCTGGAGACCGTAAGGCTGGGTAGCATCAGCCAGGTAAGTCATAGTACCACTTACAGTCTGAGCAGCGCCTGTCTCAAGGTCCCAGACTTTAATATCAGTGTCTGTAATTTGCCCAATAAATTTTTCGTCAGAATCTCTGATGATCTCAAACCACTGACCATCAGCAGAGGCACCCTCCAGCTCATCAACGAACTCACCAGGAGCACGCTTAGACAAGCCAAAAGTCACATCAGGATATGCGTTATCACATTTCCTAAGCTGACCAGGAAACTTAATAAAGTCTGGCTGCTGTGAGACACCTCCTAGAAAGTTTTGAATCCGTTGATTAACTGCTGCCATGGTTATCGACTAACTGCTTGGAAGGGTTTGTAAGAGGGGTAGGGGTTGCGGAAGTCGGGGCCTTGGAAAACGTTGTACTCAGCTTGCTGGGTATCATACTCGACAGCCAGTGCACGGAGCTGTGCTTCGTCTGCTGCCAACAGCTTAGCTGCCTTCTCGTCGTTGACCATGCGGGTCACAGCAATACGAGCAGAGCGTGAAGCGATGTAGTCACGGAAGACCTGAGGGATGTCATCGAACTCGAAGAACCAAACCACATCACAGTAGAGAGTATCGAGGTCCGTAAATTTATAGGAATGAGAATAGCGATCATACAGCTTACCGTTCCTCCTAACCACATCATAGTCATCACGATGCTTGAATTTGTTCACGTCCAGCTGGAGGACAGTGGCTGGAATTAGCACCTCGTCGTTGGTGTCTACCACAAACGGGTACTCATATTCAGTATTATACACCCAGCCCTCAGACTGAACTTCACGACAAACTTGTCGGAGAGTGTTCTGAGCAATAGCAACTTCAGGACTTTGGGTGGATAGTGTATTGACAGGAGACTCACCCACACTCATAAGAATGTGGTTAACAGCATCCAGTTCGGTGGACGATGCGTACGAATTAGTTGTCATGATATAAAAAAAGGGACCCCCGAAGGAGTCCCAATATAGAAACAAGAATGGATCAGAATGCAGAACCAGCGGTGCTGGTAGCGTGCAGTTCGACACAAGCAGCAGGGTTCAGGTAGTCAGTACCCATGCTGAGGCGTCCCAGGATCACGTCGCCCTGGTAGATCACGGACACGTCGCCCGAAGTGACCTGGACCTGGGGTCCAATGGTCTCAACGACACCAGCGGCTTCACGTTGGAAGATAAGTCCGCAGGAGGTGTCAAAGTCGTCAGCAGCACCATAGGCATTGTTCTCGCCGGTAGCAGTAGCTTCGACGTCAACGCCCACGAAGGAGCCAGCGTTGTCGATGGTAGAGTTGGTACCATACTTGCCCAGGAACGGAATGTTCATGGACTTGTAGATCTTGATACCAGCAATCGACAGGATGCCCTGACCGGACTGCAGAGCGGTACCCTGCTCGTCACGGTTGATCAGAGCGTTGCTTTCCACGTTCTCCACGAGTGCATAGTACTGACGTGGGGAGAGAACAGCCACACGGCCTTCCTGAGACACACCCTTCTCATCCAGGACAGAAGCAGCTTCAAAGAAGGCAGCCACAATCTTGGCGGAGTCGAGAGCATCAGCGTTGGCACCAGTGCCAGAACCAACCTGGATCTGGGTACCACCGGGCTCAACCTTGCCGGTTGCACTCACGGGGTGAGCAGCGCGAGCGCCACGTACAATAGCACGGAAGATGCGACGGTCATAGTGCTCAGCCAGAGCATAGCCGATCTTCTTGGAGATCTCGCCACGCAGCTCGTAGTGAGCCAGGGTTTCATCGAGATCATACACGAAGGCGGAGCTGACCAGCAGGTCATCGACCACGATGGTCTTCTCTGCCACCGGGGGATCACCGTCTCCCAAGATGGGGGTACCAGGCGTATGGAAACCAGCGTCCATGCGTCCAGTGTAGATGAACTGAAGAGACTTACCGTTCTTCAGCGTACGCTTCATGACAAGGTCACGAGCGATAGTGTTATGCTGGAAGCCCTTGAACATCTCACCAGAGAAGAGCTTCAGATAAAGTTCATACTTGTCGCCAGAACCGCCATAGCCAGTGCCCGTGCTTAGATTAGCACGGCCTAGCGCGGTTTGTGTTGCGTCAGCCATTTGTTTAAGGAGTTAGTAAATTGTAACAGACTCCGAACGTTCAGATAAAAAAGTTTTGTGGTCTATCCCACCGTCTAGACGGCTAAGGGTGTCCCTCGTAAGGGGCCAAAGCCAATGACTGGGGGAGGAATCGAACCTCCCCTACACCATCAGTCGATCTCTTTATACACTACACCACGGTAGCGAAGTTTGTCAGTGTGATAACGCTGAGCACGCTTACGCTGACCTTGGAGGAAACGAATAAGATTAAGAGACATGAGTTCGTACAAGATAAACCTAACCCCCGTTCCATGGTTAGGCAGCATGCGTCCCAAACGGGATGAACGTACGAATAGTGTTACTTAGCGTACTTACGCTTCTTGGCAGTCTTTGCTGCACGCTTGAAGTTAGCAGCAGTAGGAGCACCTGGAGCACCAGGCTTCCTCATCTTTTCACCACTGCCAGCAGCAATACGCTTGCGCTTGGCGTGGATGTTAGCATAGAGTCCGGGTTTAGCCATAACGTTTTTTCTTAGTTTTCTTTTTGGCTAGAGGGAGTTGAGGACCAGTCCGCTTAAGAAAGGTATCCTTCTCGTGAGGATTGTCCGTGCTCTTACCTTTATTGTAGAGCTTTTGCTTCTTCTGTGCACCTTTGTGCCCAGGACCAATCTGAAAGGACTGAGCAATGGTCAAATCCTTACGACCTTTTTTCTTCATGAGCATTTCCATTTGCGTAGAGCAAGAGCCTTCCTTGTAGGACGACCCTTGCTGTCTTTCATTGGTCCTTTGACACCGCCCATGCGAGCACAAAAGGACCTCTTACGGCCTGCAGCCTTTTTAGTTTTAGGGTTAGGAGCTGGAGGCTTTAGGTTAGCCCCCTCCTTCGCTTTGAAGTATCTCCTGCCCGCAGCGGTTAGACCGCCAGAGGGACTTTTGTGTTCTTTACGCATCAGCCGATAGCAGGGGCATTGAGTGCGACAGGAGTGGTCTCAGCGGCAGCAAGATCCAGAGGGAAGTTGTGGGCATTACGCTCATGCATAACCTCCATACCAAGACCAGCTCGGTTGAGGACATCAGCCCAGGTGTTCACCACATGACCTTGGCTCTCAACAATGGATTGATTGAAGTTGAATCCGTTGAGGTTGAATGCCATGGTGGAGACGCCGAGGGCGGTAAACCAGATGCCCACGACCGGCCACGCTGCAAGGAAGAAGTGCAGAGAGCGGCTGTTATTAAACGAAGCATACTGGAAAATCAAACGACCAAAGTAACCGTGGGCAGCGACAATGTTATATGTCTCTTCTTCCTGCCCAAACTTGTATCCATAACTCTGCGAGACCTCTTCGGTAGTCTCCCTAATGAGGGACGACGTGACGAGAGATCCGTGCATAGCTGAAAAGAGAGCGCCGCCAAATACCCCAGCAACACCAAGCATATGGAAAGGGTGCATGAGGATATTGTGCTCCGCTTGGAAGACAAGCATGTAGTTGAAGGTACCTGAGATTCCGAGGGGCATTGCATCAGAGAAAGATCCTTGTCCGAAGGGATACACCAGAAACACGGCACTCGCTGCTGCAACAGGTGCAGAGTAAGCGACGAAGATCCAGGGGCGCATACCTAGTCGATAGCTAAGTTCCCACTCTCGTCCCATGTAAGAATAGATACCAATGAGGAAGTGGAAAACGACAAGCTGGAATGGACCCCCGTTGTAGAGCCATTCATCAAGTGTAGCAGCTTCCCAAATTGGGTA